CATACAAGCCCCCTCTGCCAGAAGCCCGCTCATCTGACAGAGGGTGCTTGTATGTGTGCTACATCACTGGATTAGGGCTTGCAGGATGCTTGTCTGGCGGCCTACGCTAGAGTTATCAAGTCAGACAGCAAGAGGCTGTTGACACAACTCTCTGAGGAGACGAAGATGGGTTTCTCTATTGTCCAGCGCCGTGAGGCTGCTCAGGCCGCTGTCAACCAGATTGCAGACTTCCTGAAGAACGCTTCCGTTGATTCTAGCCGTATCATCATCGTTGGTGACATGAAACTCTCGTTTCCTCTGATTGCAGGAATTGAGGATGGACGCCTGTTCATCTGGATCGATGTTTTCAGCAAAGAGGATGACCTTCTTGAAGGTGATCGTGACAGAATGACTTTCGAGAATCGAAACAAAACCACAACCCATCACCTATTTATTGATGAGAATGGATTGATTGACCCTGACTGGTTCCTTCTTCAGGTCGCTGAGGAGATTAGGATCCTGGGCGCCTGAAACACTACTGGTGCAGCCACTTTCGTTATATTACACCTATGCTTTCACTAAGGAGGCATAGGTGTAACTATTTCTGTCAACAATAATCCACTGACTAGCATGGTGTCAATCTTATCTTTTTCAGTGCGACCTGTTTCACTAGATGCTGGCTTGAGTTCGTCACAAAGATGCGAGTACACTGAAGTCATCAATCCAAGGACAACAGGTCACTTGGAACAGCAACCTGAAGGAGCCAGAAAATGGGCAAGATTGCTCTCATCGTCAAGAACACCAACAGTAAGGACGATCTTGAGTACTATGTGGGCCAGGTCGAGGATTTGGACGCCTTGACTGACGTTCTGAAGGAGATGACTAAGGCAGAGTACCTGAATAAGCGTCAGAGTTCTGGCGACATCGACACTCTGGTCTATGCGGCCGAGAAGGCTGGGGCGGATTTCTCTGATGCTTCTGGAAAGACTGCCAATGACTACAATGACGTTGTTGACATTCTTTCTCGTGATGCAGATGTCACAGGCGAAGTCAACGCCACTATTGACTACACCGATGATGAGAGATCCATCCACATTCTGGATGCTCGCAATACCGCTGCATTTGACTACGAGACCCTTGATCTGATGGTTGACTATCTCTCTTACTTCTGATAGTCTCCGTATTTTACGGAATATGCTGACTTGAATCCAATAACAGAATCAAGTCAGCATATTCTTGTTTTATGTGACATGGTTCACCCTTTTAATGGTTGTTGTGCACACCTGGTGGTGCTAGTGTAGATAACAGAAAAGCCGAGACGACACAAAAACGAGGAGCAAGATCATGAACAACGAGGACATTGAGTTCGTTATCAAGCAGATGACTGCAGGTGCAGGAATCAAAGGGGACATGATGTTCTCTGACAACAAGGTCACCTTTAAGGGTAAGGGTATCTCTATTGTTGTCTTTGAGGATGACTTTACCAGGTGCAGGTCCTTTCTGAGGGTTGGTAACGAGTATGCTGGGTTCCTGGCCTCTGTTGAGTCTTGTGAGCCGATTCATGTTGCTAACGTCATTCAGCAATCCCTGAGCACTCGTGACAAGATGGCTTCATGCATCAGTGCTCTTAAGGATGAGGGATGGGATGCCAGCGTGCTCGGTTGTTCTGAGTATGCTAGTAATATTCTTGTGTCCAACGGGAATCGTTCTGCTGTTCTCTATATTCCTTATGGGGATGGTGTTGTTGTTTATGGTAGGAACTACAAGAGCGTTGCCAACACTCTTGCCCGCCATGGCATCATTGAGGACTGCCGCAAGGATTCGTTCGACTCGCGTCATATCCATAAGTTCATCTAGTCGCTAAAGAATGACGCCAACCCTGTACACACTGAGCATGAAATGAGACACTTGTGACTCTTGACCCGAACAAGAAGTTTAACGACCTGACACCTGAGGAATTTGCAGAGTTCAATCAGGTTCGGCGTTGGGGCGCTGATCTCTACAAGGGCTTCCATGATCGGGAATTGGATGCTGTTGACGCTTTCTTCACCTCTGGTACTGGTCTTGACGTTGTTGGTAGCGATCTGGGTGGTTTGTTCATCAGTAATCATCAAGGACGTACAGTTGGGTATATTGTGTCAATTCGTCCAAAGTCGGCACGAGTCATTAACCTGCTGAAAGAGTATGAGGATGATGTCAGAAAGGTTCTGGAGTCAGTCACAGATCCAGGCGCCAAGATTCGGATCTCCACTATCAATATGTAGGTGTAGGTCAGGATTCTCTTTGCTCTCTTAGTTCAGATTCGCAATAAAGTAGAGACGGCAGAGAGTTTTTCAACCCACAGAAACAACGAACTTACTACTCTACGTAATCAAACAAGCAGACCTGTTCCTAGAAAGGCATTTCTTCATCATGATTCTTAATGTACCTGCTGACATTGCGCGTTTCATTATCCTTAGGCAGATTGCTGGATCTGTGTTTACTGAGGAGCCCTATTGTATAAACGACTTCATCTACGTCGATCACAAACTCTCTCTGGATGTCAAGGTTAATGATGAGGGTGTAGAGATTTCGATGTTTGATGAAGGTCTGCGTGGAACTATTCCGGTCAGATCTGAGTCTCTGTCTGGTCTCTGGATGCTGACACCTGATGGTCTGTCTGCTGATGATCTGAGTGAGATTGCCTCTCTGGTGAGTACGTTTACTCTGACTCACTACTCCTACGACTCCAGGTACAGGACATTTCTTGTGCACTCTTGGGACAACGCCTTCTGTGTGACCCACCTCACTGGTCTTGTGAGTTGACCTCTGTCTGATGGGGTGCCTATACTAGAACCATCAGCCGGGCACACAAGGTGAACGGCAATGACAACAAGGAGCAGAAAGACTATGAGCGCCATCGTCATCAGCAAGTTCGCCAGCGACAACGGCAGCGCCTCCGGCATCCCTGAGCAGGTTGTTCAATCTGCTCTGAATTTTGTCAACACGGCTGTTATCCACAACGACATGCACCGAAGCCACTGGGTCAACAATGACATGGGGATTGACTTTGTATGGGATCAGTATGAGCGCTTTGCTCGTATTATTCTTAACCACAAGTCGCTCGCCAGTAGTGAGATCACTCTTGGTAAGGTGTGGCAGTTCTGTATCAACACCCCTACTACTGAGGAGGTAATCGAGACAGTCAAGTCGATGTTTGCTCGGGCACATCTTCTGGACTACCTGTCTGCATATCTCCACACCAACGACCTGGGTACAATGGGCTGGGTTAATGAATACGGCGAGGTCACTGTTTTTGTGACTGAGCGTCTTGAGGGCGCGACTCGTGACCACAAGGTTAAGGTTCGCACAGGATACGAGAATGGAAAGGTCTCCATTACTTTTGATGATGTCACCCCGTTTGCCTTCCGTGTGATTTCTGAGGCATTCGCTAAGACTGACGCTGACCTGGTTCACCCTGACATGAAGTGCCTGACCTTTGACGCCGACCTGTTCATCTGATGACGTCAGTTTTAGGCAAGGGACTCCTTAATCTGAGTTAATCCCTACCCGAAACCAAGAACACCTCTGACTGATTACTCTTAATTATGCTGAGTTCAGTCAGAGGTGTTCCTTATACTGTTTTGGTAGTTTGTGGAGATTGTGTGGCAAAGGACGACGATTTTATGACATCCTTTGAACAAAGTGCAGCGATGGCAGTAGATCGAGTGCACGAAATGCAGCAAGTTAACCAGCACAAGGATGTGTCCTGGTTCACAGGTTTCTGGATTGACCTGCTTGCCTGAACGTGCCTATACTAGAATCATCAGGTCAAGGGCAAGAAGCCCGAACACAAGATGAAAGGAACTGACCATGGACAAGAAGAGCGTTGCCGAGATTGTTGCCACTGTCGCTGAGCAGGGTATGGACGGCGCCTTTGGGGATGTTCAGGACGCTATCACCAATGGGTGGGGCGACTGGTTCTGCACTGACAAGGCGCTCAAGAACCGCTCCAAGAAGTTCATGTCGGTTCTTAACCGGATTGATGGCAAGGGCAAGGTTGGTCTTGACGCCAAGGTGACCTTCCTTAACTGCTGCTCCGAATACCTTTATGACAGGATGATTCTTGATGGGGATGACTACACTCTCTCTGTCGAGAACGACCCTGAAGAGCATGGGGTCCGCTGGGCTGCTGTCATCGTCTCTGGTGGCACTAATGTTGGCTCTGGCATCATCAAGTTCAAGAACGTCCACGCGCTTGTTGCCTGGTTGAACGAGCCTTGGAAGAACTGACAGCAAACCACAAGACACCCTGCCTGGATGCACGAAGAGTGCTAGAACCAAGCAGGGTGTTTTTGTATTCGTCTGATGTTTAGTGTGACTCAGTTCACTAGTTCTTGGGTTGCAGGCCATAGAGACACCCTGCTACACTTAAACCAGAAGCCAGGAGGAAAGGAACTGCTGGCGCTATCCCAAGGAGATACACAATGAGCACTAAGAGCCTGAAGCCTGCAGCAGAGACCATCTCTCAGAAAGAGGCCATTTGTGACGAGACCTTCATGGAGAAGGTTGAGTTTGCTGACTACCTGGAGTCTGAGATCAAGGGACGCCAGATCATCGAGATCTACACATCTGACCGGAAGACCGAGGGCGTATCTGTCAATGAGGACAACAAGGATGACTCGGTGGTGGTCATTGTCTCCTCTAATGGCGGCAGTATGAAGAAGATTCTCCTTCTTGGTCACTCTGTTGCTGACTTTGAGAACGATCTCAAGGTTGGTGTTCTGGACATTGACACTCTTTCGCCTGAGAACGTAGAGAGCATTTCTATTGGCGAGATTTGCACCTACTGGCTTGGTGACAACTGCAGCAGTGGTGGTGAGTACTACACCATTGAGATTCGCTTCGTCAACAGCACGACTCCTGTGGTTATTGAGGGACTGACCTACTCCGACTCTTGGGGTGACGTGGGTGTACCTGAGGTTGTTATCCAGGATGTTCGCTGACTGAATTCACCATAAAATACGACCCTGGGATTGACCTTTATAGTAAGGTAGATCTCAGGGTCGTTTTGTGTTTTAGATGAGTAATAAGTGTCTGTCTGGTGTTTGTTAATCTGGCATACTTGTGTTACAAAAAGCGAAACAAGCGAGTAGTTTCCGTCTACTCGCTTGTTTCTTATTTTTGGGAGTTGAGATGACGTTTACCCCAGAAAGGAGTTGTAGCCATCCCGCCAAAACAACCATTGGCATACAAACAGAAAAACTGCCCGTTGATCTGACATGTTTAAATGTACTCAATCTGCTGGCATCTGTCAACTTGTTTCTGTGTGATTGCGATCTCATGGGCTCTTCTCTATTGTGTGACTCAGTTCATGTGTGCATACCTTGTACTTGGTGTATGGTTGAGTCATCAGGAAGCAAACAGCATACCTGAACGAGCGTAAGGACAGAGAAAATGACTGACTCTCCCATCCAGATGGCGAAGAAGGCACTCAAGCGTGAGTTTGGTGGCAACAGGAAGATTGAGGCGTCTTCTGATGGTCGCACTGTCTTTATTGTGTCAAATGGCGTGACTCTTTGTAGTGTGACGCACAATGGAGGGGAGTCCTACACTGCTGAGGTCACTTTTTCAGCGCCTGGTCACAATCTGATGTCTGTGGCAGACACTCTTGAGACTGCTCAGCATTACGAGGACGTCATGATTCCTATTGCTCGTGCAAAGTTTCTGGCGAATGCTATCATTAGTATTCTGAATACCATGAGGGATTCTAAGCAGATTGATGCTGCTTGTTTTGCTTTTGAGACCACAGCATATGACGGAAGTAAGGCGGTTGTCTCCCTGATTAAGGGACACGACGACTTTGAGTTCTCTATTGAGGGTGAGCGCGCTTGCTCTCTGTACGATGACATTCACGACTACTCCAGTCTTTCCTCCTGCGGGATTATTGAGCATAATGGAGACGACGATGAGTACAGCGCTACGCGCATTGTCTTCTCTGCAAGCATGTACCGATAGGGATTCAGATCTAATCGTTCAGTGAGCAGCAAGAGAACTGGCAGCATTTTACTAAAATTATGTTGCCAGTTTTCTTATTTTCTGCAGGGGATAACTATGAATAGGCGTGAGATCTGTGTCCTGTTACACAGATTTTGTAGTTGACTAGATCAAACTGAGTCATCTAGTATTGGATCACAAGGTCAGAACAAACAGCAGACCTGAGTGAAACTAGGGAGCAAGGAATGAGCGCCACAATTGACCTGAGTGAGTACTTCAACTCGCCCAACCTTTCCAGCGATGAAGTCTTTGCTCAGGAGGATCGGCTGGCGGCTGTTCTGGAGGAAGCAGCAGGCGACTGGCACGCATCTTCCGGGATTGCCTACACGCTGCGCGAGATTGCTGATTCTAGCGAGTATGTGTCATTCCTTAATCCACAGTTCTCTACGCTCACTGAGGAGCATCCTGGAGTTGTACTGATTGGTTTTGGCGCGGTTGCTATCTACATCAAGTACTATCACGTTCAGGTAAGGGTTCTTGAGAGCACACAGGAGATTCACCAGCACCTTGCAGGGTTTACTGCCGGTGTTCGTACTCAGGCGTGGAGGACACTAGGCGAGCACATGGCCTACATGGCAACCAGATACTGACAGACACAAACTCTCAGCACAAGAAAACATTCTGACAGAAACACTTACCCAAGAAGAAAGGAAAACATATGATCGACTTTCGTACATCCGAGTTCAGCGGGATTGACCCTGTTAGTCTTGGTCATGATAATCTTGACATGTTGAAGGAGGAGATGACTAGCAAGATCTTCATGTATATGGGACTCTCCTCTATTATGGCTGCCCTTAATTTGTGGCTTATGCTTGCGTCTACTACTTCTTTCTGGATGGTGTGGATGTTCCTGGGAATCATCAATGTTGTTGAGGTGATTATCCTCATCAAGTCACTTTCAGATGTCCAGGATGAGGTCAAGGAGATTCACCAGAGGATTGATGACTTTCTTACTGACACTCTTTCTCCTGGGCAGGTGGCTGCATTTGACAAGGTTACTTTTTGCAAGTTCGTGATTGAAGCCGATCCTGTCATCGCTCTTCTGAAGAAGGAAGTCAGCAAGACTATGTTCCTAGAGATTGAGAGTCAGGATAATGGTGACACTGAAAGTCTTGCTTAACTCGTAGTCGCTACTGACGTCAAAGCAAGAGAACACATAGTTAAATGAACAGGTGTGACAGATGGAGCAAAGAAAAAACATCTGTCACACCTGTTCCTGATAGGTCCAGAACAAACAGATTACTAGGAAAGTAGATTATCATGGCTAACCAGAATTCTAGCAATACTAAGAGCATTGATGACATGACTCCTGAGAGTTTTTTGTATGCTGTTTCTGATGAGATTGAGAAGCAGCATGAGTGGATAACTAGTGAAATCAAAGACTGCACAGACCACTGGCGTCTGAGCATTGGAAATCTGTGCTACATAGCTGCTGGCTGGGGATCTAGCGACGACGGAGACGTTATAGAATGGACTATCTATAATGAGCACGATGAGGAAGTATGCTACCGATGGTCCTGCTATGATGAGGATAACATTTCAGAGATCGCTAGATTGATGATCGACATTTCATCAATTACTAGCGAGATTATCACATTGTGCAGAAACATTGCTAAAAAGAGCCCGGATCTGATTCGTGATTTCTTGATTTACTCTGATACTCTGCAAGCGACTATTGAGTTTCCAGAAAATGATGTCAAGATTTTTCTTAGCGAGCGCAGGGACTCTGACAACTACTTCAAGGATCTGAAGATTTCTGTTCGGAACACTATTCTCAGTTCTGATGACATTGAGGTCAACAGATCCATGATTGATGACCTTGAATATGCCATCTGTTTTCTTAATGACAATGACTCAAGATGGGTGGAGTACATGGTGACTTCACTGGACATCAGCAACCTGAAGAATTGTGAGCAGATTGTCAAGAAGATACTTCCAGAGGCTCGTGTTAATGATTCTGATGACACTTGTTTTATTGAGTATGAAGATTCTATCTTTAGTGTTTACAAGGATAATGTGTGGTTGTATGCCAAGGATCACACAACTGGTGATGTTCACAACTATCTCCACAATCAGCCGGATGTTGTTGCTGGGGTCATCCTTTCTATCCTGGAGGACAGGTACAACTGCAGGTGACTCAGTTCATAGAATCTTGCCTTGACTACAGGTTCTTGTGCTGACATGATTGACTCATTCACCAAGACGAACATCCTTAGGACAGATAGAGATTGAGAAAAATGTTTGGTCTACTCAGCAAGGCTAAGCCAGTGAATGAAACTGATGTCATTAAGAATGCAATTTTTGACGCATTTCTTGACAATTGCTTAGGTGTTCCTTCTGTCAAGGTTGACGGTGATGATGACTCAATCTCCTTTACTGTTCGTCACTTTGGGCCATATGGACAAATTCGTGTCGAAGTGAAGCGTAGTATTAATAAGTGGGCCATCAGCGCTTACGCTCAGGATCCTTCTAGAGTCAATCGAAAGTGCTACTCAGATTTCACGCAGACATCCTCTATCGAGAAGGTTAGGGGAATTATCTCTGAGTACCTGCACAATGGACTAAGTATTCAGGCAAGAGTCCTGAGGCGTGGTCTTGGGGACGAGACTTTTAACCTTCTGTGCAAATGAGCAAAAATACATGTGAAGGTCCACCTGACGTAGATTGTGGCTCAGTTCACTTGTGTCGGGGTTGATCGCTATCGAGTACCTACTATACAATGGACTCAGAACAAGGAAGCAACAGAGCGACCTTGACAAAACAAAGGAGAGCATCATGTCCGGCTTTACTCGGAATCGCAACGCTCAGTCAGAAATCATCAGGGTTCAGATGAACGTCTGTGCTGCTTTCTATGACATTCTTGGCGAACAGCCCATGCTGATGCTGGACCACGACAGCGACAACCTATCATTTCGTGCTGAGTACAACAACAGCAAGATGAGTGTTGACATTATTGGTCGCTATGGAGTGAATCAGTGGTTCATTGACATCCTTTCTTACGACCTTGCAAAGGATGCTCTGGTTCATCATGTCAGCACCTCTGATGTGTCCTGTGCTGGAATCAGTAATGCAGTCAGGAAGGCCACTCAGAACCTGAAGTAAGCGGCACAAGCACAAGATGGAAGTCTCTGCAGGAAAAATCTACCTGCAGGGGCTTTCGTTCTTCTGGTATGTGGTTCAGTTCACATGTTCTGAGATTGCGTCCAAGATGTGTAGCAAGTAGAATTGTAGTCATCAAGTGAACACAGCCATCAACCCGAAAGGAAGACATCATGACCTACACCGAGTACAGAATTTCAGAGGATGAGGAAATCGCATGGAATGAGATTGACAAGATTGAAAGTCTGTTTGTGGGGCATAAAATCCTCAAGGCTGAGCAGAAGGATGAATTCACCGTCTACCTGACTCTTGACAGCGACCGAGTTGTCCGGGTTCAGGGGAATATGGGGGACTACAAAGATAGTGATGGGTTCTACTACGTCACGTCTCTCGCTAAGGCTCTGCCTGGTGGACGCATCATGGCAGTATCTTCTGAGTCAGACAAGTGGGAGGAGAAATTCACCTTTTTCGTTATGACTGAGGGTAACAAGATGCCCTTGGTTGAATTTGAAGGCTCTGACAATGGTTATTATGGGACCGGCTTCTGGCTGAAGGTTCTGTAAGGCACCGAAACACAGCAACCATCTGACTGGATTCATGATAGGGTTTAGTCAGATGGTTGTTTTGTGCTATAATACTGCAACCGCAATCAGACACCTTAGTTCAGAAGAGAGCAACTATGACCGACGAAACTCCTTCATTAAAGTTTACTGCTGCTTGTTTTACTGGTCCTAAGTTTCTGTGTAATTATTACTCGTTTGAGTATCTTTATCCCGAGGAAACAAGTATTTGTGTTTCGCATCGTATTTCAAGTCCCCATATTTTCTACAAACCTGAAAATACTAAAAAGGATTCGATTGACAGATGTGTTACCGACAGCAAAAATACTTTTAAATATATAGCAGACAAAGTAGACGAGATCTACACAGACAATAAATCAGGCATGTCTTTTCTGCTTATTTCTACTGCTGCTAGAACTGGTGGCTCTTTCACCATCAGACCTGATTATAAGGTGTATGACTCAGTAATGCTTGCTGTTGGCACATTACGTAATTCTAAGAAATATGGTTACGACACGTCTGTCTGTGGTGATGTTGGGGTTATTGTCAGCGGTGTTAACGAGGTCTGGGGCGACGATCTTCAGGCAGGCGTCTACAGGTTCCTTGTCGTCACTGGAACAGTGGATCAGGTTGATGGTGTCTGTAAATTTCTAGGGAGCGCTGGGGTCTCTCAGGTTGCTAGATTCATGGTCAGTCCGCTGGTTATTCTGCCTAGCGGCACTGATAATGACGTAATCAAACAGGAGACGGACAGGATGGAGAGCGTAATGAGGTGGATCAGCAGTGGTCCGTGCTCATGGTTGGGTGCTAACCTGTTCTGGCACGATTATGACTGCGAGTGCTTCAACTGCTCCGAAGTCTTTGAATCCAGTGCAACTATCATGTAGAAAGATTTTTACAGATCGCAGGTTCTGCTTGTGTTGTAAATCACTGGATTCTGGGTTGATTGACCTGCTGGTATGTGTTTATGATTGAGTTGTCACAAGACAGGGTGAACAAATCATCCTGCGAAAACTTTTAGGAGAGAGAAGTGAGAGACACTCAGGAGTTCATGAACAAGATTGAGTCGGCCATGAAGGCTGGTGAGGTCTTTGTTGAGACCATTGGGTGGGATGACATGTACCGCCTGACTGTTAATCCTGATGGTTCTGCGTCCTGTGGTGAGTTTGATCTCATCGAGAAGACTCTTCCGTCTGGCAGCACTCCTAAGCAGATCCTTGACTGGTTCTCTGCCAACATTCGTCATGACGCCTATGCAGACACAAATGAAAGTGGAGCAACCCTTACTTTCATCAAGGACCTCCAAGTTGGGGACGTGGTTCTCTATGACTACGGGTCCAACCAGAGCGCTCGCGTCTCCTCTATCACTCACACTGACGACCAGATCGAGGTTGCCTTTATCGTCCACACTCCCGGAAAGACCTGGATGGAAACAAAGAACTACTCGTCTGAATGCATGTGGCAGTTCGAGCTTCTTTGGGGTGCTGACTGGGCTCCTGAGGACTAGTAGAGGACTTAGAGAATGGCAGGGCGGGGTGTCTCTGTACTAGATTAGCAAGAAGTTAGTTAATCTGAGCATTCAAGACACCCCGCCCTGTATCGTTGTTACTCACACGATGTACTACTAAACAAGCAGAGGAGAGATAGTTATGGTCGAGATTTCTGTCAATGGTATGTACGTAATGGCTAAGGGCGTTACCTTTAACAGGGATGCCAATGGAATGCACTATCGCCCCGTTCTGGCGCTACAGAAGTACCTGAATCGTTCCAGCAGCCCGATTCTCTATCCTGACAGGTACAGGATTGCCTTTGGTAAGAAGACGTTTCTCGTCACTGACATTCCTGATATGGCTGGCTCTGGGATCAGTCATGGAGACACGTTTGACATCGTGTTTCAGATTGACCCCGAACTCTACTACCAGAAGATGGCTGGAGGAGTTATCGAGGCGGCCAAGATGGATCTGTGGTACCTGGTTCGCTGGTTTGAGATGAGTCCAGAGGACGCCAGGGATCTTGATACGGAAGTTGCTGAGGACGACGAGATGACTCTGGATGATCTCAACTCTGTTCTACAGGACTGGGGCGTGGCGCCTGTTCCTCATCCCAGGACGTTCAACTGGTGACAACAGGACAACAAGAGAATGAAAGAAACTCATATATTCTGTCATATGTATCTTGATGCACTGATTTTTGATACTGAGCCAGTTGTTCTTCACACTCGCTGACTAGGTTGGAGATCCTCGCATTTGTGCTCTCTGTCTCAGCAGAGAACGCATTCTTTCTCGGTTTCTTGTGTTAGATACAGCACGCAAGGCTATCTCACGACTGGCGCTCACATCACGATTTAGTGAGAATCCACAGGTAGTGCAGGTACCAACTCGCGTCTTCGTGTTGTTGCTTGTCTTACCTCCGCAGTGAGAGCATGTCCTAGAGGTGTCCTTAGCGCTAACCCTAAATACCTTCAACCCATAGCGTTTAGCGGTGTTCTCTATCCTGTGCTGTATCTCTGCGTGAGGCCATCTACCGCCCTGAGAGTCCAGCCAGGAAAGGTTCTCCAGAGAGACATGAGCGTCGTTCTGATCAGCAATAGAGACGATCTGGCTGGCGATACACTGACTGATCTCATGCTTGATTCTTGTAGCCTTGGAACTGACTCGTTTCGCCTCGGTACGTAGCACATCAGCATGATCCGTTCGATTGTGGGTAGAACAGACTTCTGCACACTCGTACAGATGAGCAGATAGATTACGGCGCTGCTGTTCCTTCTTGACCAAGGATCCAAGTCGTCTCCTGTAGTTGGTGTGATATGGGGCAGACCTGTGCTTATCCTTAGAGTCAATAACTGTAGCGACGAACGGCTCTACCTTACCAAGGTCAACACCAACAACTCTGCTAGTATCCCGCTGCTCTGCTTCATGCTCAATAGCGATGTCAAAGACGACCTGGCCTTTGTTGTTCAGACGAATAGTTGGGCGACAGACCTTACCTTCACCAAATCGTTCTGTGTTCTCTGGTAACCTGAGGTGAATACTCGTTAGACCATAGCAAGGAGTCCTTAATTGAACAACAACACTTAAAGGGTTATTTTCGTCCCTAAACGCCTTAGGAGCAAAAAGGTATCACAGACCGCCAGGTTTAGTTTAGCACTCACTCCAGGTAGAGATGCTTTTCTCTCACCTTTCTTGTGGTACCTGATCAGGTGAGCACGAACCATACCACTAGTCGGCTGCGGGGCGTTAGGATATGTGTTTCTGTAGTGAGAGATAATTTTCTCTGGCTTAGTCTCTTTAGGGTGGGTACTCATCACCTGGAACAGGCCAACTGAGACTGCATACGCCTCTAAAGTACCAACCACATTGCTAACCAGCATCTCGTTCATGTTGTGCTTCTGAAACTCAAAGTCATAACGAGGCAGCCTCTTCCTGCCCCAGGAGTTCAAGGAGCCATTCGTCCTGTCACCTTTCAGAGCCTTCAATGCCAGGTTGTGGAACTCTGGACTGGCAAGCACCTCTCGTTCTGCCTCAGCCATCCGAGAGATCATCTGAGCCAGGTCAGCACTCACTGAATCAGTGTCAACACCATTATTAGTGGTGAACCTGTATCTGGTTACTGTGTCGTAGTACTTCACAGGCTCACCTCCTTTGGAATGGGTTGACTTACAATGGATATGTGTGTATTATAACACAGAACGTGTAGTGCTACAAGCCGAGAAAGTGTGATGGATCTGCGTGACTGCAAACGACAGCAGAGAGACGAGACCAGTACAACCATCTTTACTGGATCTTTGGATAAGGTATCCAAAATTACTGACTTCATGGACATCTTGGGGACACCATCTCTTCGTTTTGTCGCAAGTCCTGTCATTACTGTTCCATCAGATTATTCCTACAGAGAGGTTGACGATCAGGCGAGTGCACTATCCAGGTTGCTTGAGTGGTGCTCTAATGGTGAGTACTGGATTGGTGGTGGCGCTGTTGTCAAGCATGAGACAGGTAGATGTGGTTGTCCGAAATGCGTGCACTTTCGTAAGTGGTGAATGTGATGTACAAAATGCTTGTGGTCAGACATGATTACAAAAGGCAGATAGTATGACTAAGTTGAGTTTTGGACTTGACTTTGATGTTACCTTGTTTACAGGAAAGGGTAACTTCAAGGTTGATAAGGATGGTAACCCTTGGGACATTACTTACCTAGTTCATGGTGATGTCAAAAGGTATGAAAACGCTTCTGTCAGTAAAACTTGTTCTGCCATGATTATTAGAGATCTAGGCGATAGTTTCTTATTTGACTTGATTAGAAGAGAAGTTTGGTATTCTATCTTTGAGAACTATATCCCCTCCAAAAAACTTTGTGCTTATAAAGACCCTGTGTCTTGCAGCGGGCTTGCAGTTTATCATGAGATGAACCTTGCAGGTTTTCCTAGTCAGCCTATATGGTTTCTCCGTCATCAATCAAAACAGGTACTAGCGGGTGTATACGGACACAGATTAAAAATCAACTCTCCAGTAAGATCATGTAGCAACCAAGTATGCGTCTCGGTTGGTGACTACTTAGTTAACTCAGATGATGACAAGGTTGAGACGTTTGTGTTCTCTGGTCCAGTAGATGAAATGACAAGAGTTGCTGACTTCCTGGATTGTCTAGGAACGCCGTCTTTCAGATTTCTTGCTGATCCCGTAGTTCTGATTCCTTCTGGATCCCCTGAGTCGGTGTTTAATCGAGAGGTCGAGAAAATGTCAGAGATGATGGAGTGGGTTTCTGCTGGAGAGTATTGGACGGGTGGCGCAGTTGTTCGGCATAGTGAGGGTTATTGTGGGTGCCCATTATGTTTACCAAAGTCTGTTTTCTAACCTTTCTGTATCTTGAGATCAGCAACACACTTTTAGCATGTACTCACCTATTGCTACATTCTCTTTCATGTGAGAGAATAAGGGCAGCATACATGTCAGAACAGATTGAACAATGTTCTGGCAAAATCTTACACCATACTAGCACTGAAAGGGGACTCCGTTATGAGTGACACACAGAGCAACAGGAGTACTGGATCTGCTGTCCTTGATTTTGACATCCCACCTACTCGTCATGTCATTCTTGGTGGGGATGACTGGGAGAACCTTGATGATCCCAACCTGGTTGCTATGACTGAGATTGCTCTGCGGATGGGTCAGGATGTCGCTGTTATTGAAGAGTCTGGATTGCAGTACCGGATGATTGTTCCTGGACATTCTCATACGACCAGTGTTATCTGTCTGGACAAGTACGAGGCTCAGAGCAAGGGATTCTATGGTTCTGTGAGTGCCGCGATTCCTGGTCATGATGGACCTGGTATCACTAAGTGGTTTGAAGGCATCAGTAACCATTTGAACGTTGCTGGCAGGATTTGGGACATCAAGCAGGACCTTCGTAACCTGGTGTATGTCGCCTCCATCCTGCGTCGTCATGGTGAGTTCGACGTATCCTCCTATCTTGATGACAAGGAGCGGATGCTGGTCTTCTGTACCTCTCAGATGGAGCAAGGGTGTATGTCTGAGGGCGACTATAAGGTCGTTGCCAGGATTGGTGTTCAGCACATTGCTTTCGACGATCTGGAGATTAAGGTGTGTCCTAGTAGTACTCTGGATGGGGACGACGGCGTGAGGCGTGTTGAGGAGATCCTTGCCTGTGGTTCTGACATAAAGTTCGATGATGGTTCTATTGTGGGTTCATGCTTACCTAGTATGTGGTTGTGACATGAATCTTCTGAAAATATTTAGAAATGTGTCAAACAAACTAACGCCAGGAAATGATCTTCCGACATGGTTTATTGGTAATAAAATCAAAGGGGTTATTCTCTCAGGTAGTAGGGTGAAGGTTCTTCCTGTTAACGCAAAGATGGTGATTGTAAAACTATGGCTTCCTCTTTCTGATCAAGGTGAAGAAATAACTTATTGTTCTCTTAAAAAGGATAGTATCACCAGAGCGATTATCAAAGATGTTGGTTTTGATATGGTTATGGGCGATCACACGACATACATTATCTGTTCTGTTATAGGTATTAACCAGTTTCATCCATTTGCTAGTGAGATTGAGATTACATGTATGTTGTATGAGTCATGTACTGAAATTCTTCCTGTTATAGAATACATGAATCTACAGGGGATGAATTGGTGTAACATTATCATGCAGCGCCCTTTCCGCCATAAAGGTACGTCCATCAGGTACTCAGAATTACCAATATTTGATGATGACTATAAGAACAACCTGTCCTCATTGCTGAAAGTCTGCGGATGGCCTGTGGTCTAGTTGAGAACAGAACAGACAAGATAGAGTGATTCAAAATGAGATTACCACTATTGCTCGATTCTGGTGCTCACTACATAAGATGCCTCTTTGGCAGAAGTCCGAAAACTCTTGAGACAAATTGCAGCGACTTGCTTAGCAGAAGATGCTGGGACAGACCATCAATCTGGAAAGATTTTACTACCAGTGAAGGACTTCTTGTCAAGAACTTCTTCAACGACTATAATGAGACATTATATGGGCCTGTGCCTCTTTGTAATGAGATAGGAGTGTTTTTGGTTGGTGTCTCTGGTGCCAGCAACAATCTGATCAAAGGCTGGATGATTGCTGATGCAGTCAGTAATGTGGTTAGTGAAATGACTAGTTCTCATCACCTTATAGCATGGTCTGTTATCGACATCAGTAGCACAGTCACAGAGAGTGCAGAAGTGTGTGCTGTTGCAACATGTTTGATTTATCAACTCAGCAATAGATCTCTCGCTATACTTGATTTTCTCAATGAGACTGGAGTACCAGTTCTTCTCAGCGGTGTTCATGAATATGATGTGAGTAAAGGTCGTCCAGGGGTGCTATCTCGTATTGACTATCCTAATCTTGAACGACTTGGTTTCTACAACCTGACCCCAAAGTTCAGACACAACTACAGAAAAGGATCAACGACTCCTATTGACACATTACTGGGAGAAATGAGGCATCATGACTAGTAGCACCACATGCGACAGTATTGACTTTGACAACCTTGCGGATGCTGTTGACCTGGCTCTGAGTAATGATGAGCAGGACTGGCTGGACAGTATGTCCAACACCCCTGGACGTGGAATACGCAGGGAGTATCATTTTTATGGTCAAGAACTACTTGATTTTGATGTACTTCATGGCGATGTTAGAACTGGGAGTGTTTCTGTTAAATCAGACTTAAGCGCATGGGATGATGAGTTTGGCACACAGACAGTCCCGTCTCGATTTGCCAAGAGTTTGATTCTAAAAAACCACAGATCTTTCGATGTTAAAATACTGAACTCAATTACCCTGCATGGTGCTGATGTTGCCAGTTTTGAGATCTCTGTATCCGCACGAATAAATGACAGTTTTTCGTTCTATTCGTGGCGGGGCGGAGAGCCTGAGGACAGATTCTCCATCTCAATGGCTCTTTCTCGTCTTGCCGTTGCCGAGTTCTGCGAGCAGCAAGAGATTAACAGGGCGACTGCTGGTGAGATCATCGACTACTATGACATGCATTCTGAATGCAATGAGGTCAGGTTGAAGATTGTTGCTGGCCCGTTCGAGACCATGAGGCAGATCTCTGACGTTCTCAATGACTCTGGTGTAGGCAGGATGTGCAGGTTCGTCACCAACAAGAACCTCATGGCAAAAGGACTGGACCACGATACGTCAAAGGAGCAGTTGAAGAGCGTCCTGAAGAGTCGGTACAGGATGGTGGAGTGGTGCTCTCAGGCTGAGTCGTTTCTTCCTGTGTCAGTGTTTGCTCATCACAAGGAGTGTTTGTGCAAGCATTGTGAGTACGAGCACTACACAAAGATCTCAAAAAGACTATAGGTGCTGCTATTACTTCCTCCTGAGAAGCCAAACGGGCTCATCAGGGCGGCAGTAGTACGCCTCCTCTGGCTCTAGTGGATCCAGGAACACCCTGTACACAGCGGCCATGAAGTGAACGCCACAAATAGCACCATTTGCTGGGCCATCGAGGTCAGCGCTGTAGACATCCCACCACTGACTACCGTCCCATAGTGGCACATGATGGCTGTAGGTGATTTCTGGGCTCATGTCAATTGCTTCGACCTGTTCAACCATCTGGTATCCCTCTGGTGGCTCTGGGACGACTGAGATAGCGTCATATCTGGGCATGCTCATTCTTGCACCCGTCTTTCTTGTAAGTCTTGCTGAGCAGGTGTCAGCACTTCTGAATCCTATTGTACACCATCGACCTGTCATCATGCACTACCAGAGATGTTGTGTGTGGTGGTAGTGGTCACCTTGTCTTTGTCCGTTCTGCTTTCTCGTCCTTCATGTGCTGCAAGTCACTTGTTCTCAACTGGATCCTGGCCTGTCTGTTGTGTATGCTGATGCCAAGCAATCTGACAGGTGAGCAGATGTCTGGGCGATGAGTACAAGCAAGATTCACTCATCGCCCAGACAAGCGGTTTCAATTAAGGTGAATTGGAGTTTTAAGGTAATGGGTTTACGTTACAAGTTAACGAGCAGAAGTTCAGACAAAGAGCGTAAGGATACCTCATTACTTACTAATGGGGCTGTCGTGTCCTCTTTGTATGTCAACAATGAAGAGAATTTATACCTGTATCGCCTTTATCAGAACTACTCTTTTCTTTGCCTGCCTTTGAAGAACCCTGAGAATGCCAAACAGATTCGTCAGGAAGTCACCTCAGACATTCTTGTGAGCATGTTTCACACGCTGAAGCAGGAGTGTCCTCAGTTCTTGGAGAGACACGCGCTTTCTCCTTTGTTTAGTGGCATGATGCTGATAAACCCAACCGCTCTGATCCTCTTGGAGAATGAGGTCAACGACGACAAACCAACTCATGGCAACGTTGCTTCTGGTTGGTCAGCAAGCCTTCTTGCATATGAGACAGACACTGATAAAAACAACATAATTGACTTCATGTCAGAGATTGAAGTATCATATAGAACGTCCTTTATGCTCATCAGTGAGTATAAAGAGTCCCGAAACCTTAGGCAAAGTGATAGGCGGCTCAAGATCTTTGCTGAGTGGATAGAGCGAAATCTTTCTGACTACATCTTCTGGGCGGATCTGAATCCCAGGGAGTAGTTGAAACGGTTCATTCAAAATACCAACAACAGGTACTTAGTAATTGAGCGAATTGTGCACGTCTTGTGTAACAAAGGAAGAACAGGCAAGAGTACTAAGACAATGGCTACATATCCTCGCTGGATTAATGAAGAGGTCATCAACCAGAAAAGCATAGATCTTTTTGGATACTCCATCCATTCCTCTGTTGTTTATGCTAGTGAGAGCATGGTTCTCTGCTCTGTCAGAGGTCACAGATCCTTCACGTCTACTGATGACAGAACAGATCTGGCAAAATGCTTTTTGGTGACAGGTATTACTTCCGATACGTTTAGGTTTTGTGAAAAGGCTATCAAGGACTCATTAACTCCCCGTGTCATGATCTCGTTGTTTGGCGTGACTGCTGATGATCCAGTGAAGGATCCTTTTTGGTCAGACATATTTGTGAGCGTGAGATGGAGCACTATGATGCTTGTTTGTGAGGTGACTCAGGAGAATCTTGATCTGGTGGAGTTCATTTCTGAGACCGTTCCGGTGTGCACTGATTATTATAAGCACTGCTTTGACAAAAATCATCCTCTTTCTGATGCTACTCCAGAAACTGAGATGAGGTATGGGATCGATCAGTACAACAAGGGTCTTGGAGAGGAGAATGTTATGTGGGCACCGAAGAGGATGACTGATCCTGAGGTTTTTTCTTCTAGTATTAGTGACTTTATCTTAAGTTATACATAAGAGCAAAAACAACAAGAGGTTAAATGATGGTTAGTCAAGGGCTGGTCAGGGTTGCAGTACAGGTCGTGTCATTCAGACCCAAGCGTCCAGGCAAGAGCACAATCTTTCGATTCGCTGACAAGAAGATGGCTCACAAGACGCTGGCTATTGGTGATTACAAAGAGAGCAAGCCATACAGAGTCTCTGTGAACGCTCAAAGGAGTCAGGTCAGTTGTGACGTTCGTAGCACTATTGGTGGCGTTATCTCGACGTCATGTGTCAATCATGTTGTGAAGGCTGGCGAGTCAGGAGTGTCACTCGTGTCAGTGAAGTTACCTGAACCCAACACTATCTCTCCAGCGGATTTTCTCAGGTACGTTTTCTATATGATGACGACTACCATTGCTGTTGTAAGGGATAGCAGTCCTGAGGTGTACTATCCAAACAATGTCTTTCATGATGAGGACTCTGTTGAGGACAGGTCAACATCGTTCTTCAGGAAAGATGTTGGTCTGTTTCTGGGAATCAGGAGACCAGTCAATCCTGTCAATCCAGATGACAGGTTCAAGGTTGAGTCGTTGTCACTGGTTGGTCCGCTGGATGTCATGAAAGACGTTGGTCAGGTGGTGGATGAGTTTGGACTCGGTATTGATGAAAGTGGTCTGCTCCCGAGGTTCCCAATGACACCTGTTGTCCTGCTGGATCCGAAGAACGGCAGCAGCGACGAGGAGTTCAGCCAGTGCCTGTTTGATGCTCGTGAGGTCGCCCAGTGGCTCAGTGATGGTTCCTCGTGGTACGGGCTGGATGTGTGCAGGCACTTGAAGGAGGAGTGCATGTGCTACGACTGCCTGAATCAGACTGGTCGAACAGGTATCAGGATGAGCGATCTGTTCTAAGGTCTGGTTGCCTTACTGTGGCTAAAACATACCTGCTGGCACTAAGAGGATGTCTGAAAAGGTGGGGAATATTAAAAGCGCTCCCTGTTCCTGTACGCCCATCCTCAACCAACCAGAACAGAAACAACTTGCCTTCTTTGTGACACACATCACTACTGCATGGCTGGCACACGATGACCTGATGCTCTATGCTGGATGACAGAACAACCCACTTGGTTATAAGGCATCCTGATTCTCAGGGCCACAGGAACCAAGCAAGAAGGAAAGGCGGCAACAAGTATGAGCGTCATCAGCAAGGCAGGCAAGTCAGCAAAGAGCGCTTGGAGCAAGGCGTACAACGCCACTGAGGGCACTCTGGGTGTCATCCTCGTCGGACTCACCCTGCACATGGTCTTCTCTATGTGCACTGGCGCTGTTCTTGCTGTCATCAGTGCTCCCTGGTACCTTACTCTGCTGATTATCTGGTGTGAGTGCATCATCGCCTACCTGACCATCAAGCCACTTATGGATCAGGCAAAGGATCGCTTCTATCACGGAAGCAACCAGCACTGAGAAAATAAGCGCTCGCCGCGTTCTTGCCATCATCTATCCTCAACGCCACTTCTCCACCTCATACACATCTGCACCCTGAGCCACCCAATTCCTCATTCGGGCGAGTGTGATCCACTGACAGGCAGGTGTGCTCACAGACAAGCAAACAACCATCGTGCTCTCAGAAGCGCTCTAAGCCATTCTGAGAGCACTTCTCTGTCGAGATGCATCTGGGTACCAGAAAGAACCCCTAAGAGCGCCAGAGGGTCTGTCAGCATCCTTGTAGACCAGATAGAGCAAGGACGTCCGGTACACAGCATGATTGATAGGCAGGACTGCATCTTGTAAAGGGGGAGCCAGCAGTATCGTATCTCCTGGCGAGCACCCACTCCAATGACTAAGACGAGGGACAAGGGAACACCCTAGAGTCTGTTTACAAGATCTATAGAGTCATATGGTGTAAAATTGGTTTTGGTTATATATGGCACTTAAGACCATGGCAAAACCTATCAGTACACGCATAGTAGATTACCTTGGAGACGAGGCGACTACACCGGCCAAACACGAAGACTTCCACACATCGCAGGAGGCCGCCGCCAGTACTACAAGTTATGTAGAGTCATATGGTGTAAAAACGATCTGAGTGCCAAAGCAGGCAAGAAAGATACGTGCTGCAAGGGTGCTGGCTGGTACACCTCTAGAGCAGCATCTGCTGACCTTTATCCATCCAGCCACAATCAGTTGAATGGGCGCCTCTGTCAAAGCAAAAATCTGGCATCGTGTATCAACGATCCGTTTTTACACCATATGACTCTATAGATCTAGTAGAAGCCCTGTTGGGCACCCTTACCCACCTCGCTGCTACTTATGGCCCTGCACTCATCGCTTCATCCATCTTGCTCCTGCACGCAATGTGTCTGAAGTCACCACTTGTCTCGTTGACTCCTGGTGCCAGCGCTCATACAATCGAGGTAGTTCTATCTGACACACATACACGCTGAGAAGGAACTGCTATGAGCATGAAGACCCCACGTAATATGAACGTTATGTACCTCAACGAGGACTCTGGGGAGGTGTTTGTTGCCAACAGGAAGTTTGATAACTCCGTTCCAGCGCTCGAGGTTCGAGAGGTCGTCTCAGATCTTCAAAAGGTGATTGTCAAATCCCTTCGAATCGTCTCTGACTCAGCTTACAAGAAGGGCGAGAGCCCGTTTTCAAACAGACTGAATGAGGAGAACTTCATCAGCACTCTTGAGAAGTCACTGAAGGGCTTTAAGGTGGTGTCTGGTGAGTCGTTCAGCAAGGAGGCCAGTACCAAATCTGTTCTCGCTCTCCTTGAGTCAGAGGATTCCTTCATGCCTGCGGTACTCAACATCATCATTGCTCCTCAAGGTAATGGCATCATGGCTAAGGTGGCTGACAAGAAGGTTGTCGTAGACACTATTTATGCCAGCGCTTGTGAGATTGAGAACGCCTTCAGGGATGTCTTCAATGAGATCCCGTCTCGTGACTGGCTCTTTGATCAGGCGGCTGTTGTTGGAGTCAGGGATGGCGAGGCCCACGTCGTGGACATCGAGGAGGGCACATCCGACGATGTAATCGAGGTCCTGGAGATGTTCTATGACCTGAACTACAAGGAAAACCTGCTCACCTACTTTGGAGGTGACTGGGACGATCAGATCATGCCATTCGACTCCCTTGACACTGATGACGCCGCAGAGGTGCTTGATACGATCAGCCGCCCTGAGAGCACCCTCATTGTTGACCTCAGCGGCTCCAAGGGCTACCCGGTTGTTGGCGTCCCTCAGATGGTGGGCAGTGATGACCCTGTGTGGTTCGACATCAAGGACCGCGCCAGCATTGCAAGTGCTATCGCCAAGGTCAAGAAGATGGGTGACTGAAAGACGTCTCTCTTGTCTCTTGTGGTCAGGTCCTTTGTGCTAGACGAACGATGATGACACAAGCACAAGAAACTCTCTTTGAGCATTCCGCCTGTTAGCACGAAACCTCGTGTATGGGCATCTGTGTACCTTCATACACGAGGTTTCGTGCTTCGTGAGTAGCCCGATAAGGGTCAGAGCGTAAAACCCTCTCAGAATCGCTTAGAACGCTTCTGGCGTCTATCCACACACCAAGCACTACCTCTTGGTACACACCATCGCCTTCCGGTCACTCGATGCGTAGGCGCCTGAGCCTGACTCCGCTGCAGGACCCACCATCACCTCCTCCAACAGACCACCACCCTACACGGGTGCTTGCTCAGAGCGAGGCACGATGCCTACAACGGAGAGGCCCAAAAATTCCTATCCTAGATCTATAGAGTCATATGGTGTAAAAACGGATCGACATGCTGAATAACTCCTGGTTTTGTAAGTGATTATGCGGTTCTGTCAGTCTTCTGTGCCTGTTTGCATGTGCTGTATGAACGGGCTTGGAGGGGACACCTGAGCACAGGAACAAGCCACTCCTGCTTGTAGCCTTTTACAATCAAACCCTATTCATTCATAACCAAATGTAATTTTACACCATATGACTCTATAGATCTTAGAGTACTGGTTTGGTGCCTATGGCCGGGCTCATCTGCTCGTTTTGTAGTAGGTTGAGAACCGGCTCGGCTGACACCTGCCAGGGTGACAGATCGCTGAATGTCTGGTTGAGTAGTGTCTCTTTCAGAAATCTGGCTAACAGCACAGCACCAAGACTAACTGACCTCTGCGCAACAGAGGCAATTTCTCCTGCCTCTCTTGAAGACTCTTGCATCATCTGTACTGATATGTTGAGTAGTCCTCTGCTCACACTCTTGTCCAGCAAGTAGGCGGTATTCAGTGTATTGGCAATAATCTCACCTGAGATGTGCTCCATGATTTCATCTACCTTGCTGCTTTCCTTGATGTTTGTATAGACACTTTCGTACTCACCAATGACTCTTTGTCTATAGAGGTCGATGTTCTTTCTGGCGTTGTCAATCTCCTTGCTACTTTTAGCCGAGATCAGGACAAGGAAATATGACTTGGCAAGCACCATCAAGTAACTTGTGATGTTTTCATGCTTATATGACTTGACTTCAAGAAGGTCATTCATGCTGACAGAAAGGAACGCCATTCTCAGAGCAGCACGAGCGTATTCAGACATCTGTTTACTGCGGGGTTTTTTCAGTGTGAACTCCAGGAACGGATTGAATCTGAAGTATGGATCTGTAACTCTCAGGAAACCATTTGTTCCTGACGCGCAGCACGCTCTTAGAAATTGTCCTTGAGGTGTCATCTTTCTAATCGTCTGATCGAGTAGCATCTCGTCTCTGATACTGCTGTCATCACTTTTAGCCGTAGCGCTACACAGATTCCTGTCAAAAAGACGCTCAAGGTTTTCACAAAGCAGCATTTTTGGTGTACTAGGCGGTGTGTAAGTGAGGATGCTCTGGGCAACGGAGTGTACACTGGAGAACTTTGGTTTGCAGTACTCTGACTCTTCTGTGCTGACAGGGGACATAACATCTATGACACCTGTTGCTTTCGCAAACCTCTCAATGTCTTCTAATGAGTTGAAGACGTCTGTGAGAGCGATTGTTGAGACCAGTGCTGCTGTGAGTCCTACCTGACCAGGCTCTATCATCTGAATAGAGTTCCTGATGATAGCCGTGTTGTCTGTCTCTGAGAGAACGCCAATGCTGAGTCATCCTTTTCTGTGTTGTGTACAAGCAAGAAGTTCAGCAAGTCGTCTGACGAACAGAATCAGCCAGTGGTCCTCTGCGATCCTGTTTTCACTGATCAGATGGAGGAGGTAGTTGTCATAAGGGTTTTCGTCAGTGTTCAGGTTCAGTGAGATGTTAATAGAACCTGGCAATCCAACGGCAAATCCTCTATTGTTCTGACACTCTGGATTGCGACGATAAACCTGAACCAAGATGTACTTCTCGTTGTCTCTTCTAGTTCTGACGGACAGAGACATGTAGATTTTAAAACCGGAGTTCTTCTCACAATCTGGTCCTTTGTACTCCTCTAGGAAGAATTCTTTCACTTCTTGATCTCCTGTCTCTTCTCAGATTTGCATGACTCCCTGAATGACTGGAATCACTGGCGCAAGGCTGCTGTAGAAGTCTTTCAGGTCTCTGAAATCGTCAAAGTCTTCTAATGCAGGCTTGTTGATGGATGGTGCTGGAACGCCAGCGGTCTCACAGAGAATTACAACTAGAGTTAGCGCCATGTCTGCCATAATATTGAAAAGGTGATGATTAATTTCTACAGACAGATTGTCGTTCTTGGAACAGTTAGGAATCTCCTTCTTAACTAGCGCCATGTTCTTATGCATTGCTTTTCCGGTACCTTGAACTACCTGGTTGAACATGCTGGTACCAATGTGGTTGTCCAGATTCTCAGCAATAGCCAGCACCATTGAAATACACCTTCTCAGTCGCATCGCGTCCTGCTCAGTTGGCTTCAGACTCATTAGTGGCGCTATTATCTTGCTCGCCTTGTCTTCATGCTTCCTGATGGCAGGGTCGTTGATTTTGAACTGGTAGTACAAGGCTTGAAGTGTGACCAGCAGACAGACTGAATTCACCTCCCAGTTCTCAACATAATGCATCATCTTGTTCATGTTTGTCAGGTACTTGCCGTCTCTGTTGACAAATCTGCTGACGCTTCGCTTCAATGACTCGTTGTCAATAATGTCAACAGGAAGTTTGATGATGAAGGAATACTTTGAACGACCCAAAAGGCTTCCGTTCAAGTCGTTCAAAAGATCTATTGTTTTAGGATGCTTTTTTAGCACCTCTCTAATAAATGAGATTGTGCTGGGTTTGACTTCTCTTTGAGGACTGAAGTAGAACGATGTGCCTTTTATGTATTGTTTAGTAATGTCTTTCTTTGTATCAATAACTAGTGATAGGAAAACTGACTCAGTACTGAAAAAGATGTAGTCGTTATTGCTGCTGTTTTGTACGCTTACTGATGTCAGTTCCGTTAGTCCAGCGCTCTCTGCCTCTTGAATAAGTGAATCAGTGCTTGAGTATTTCGTGCTTAACTTCAGCATACTCAGCAGAGCAGAAGTGATTCCTATGCGACCTGGCTGGATTCTGGATGACATCTCCTTAGTGAACCTCAGTGCATCAATAGCAGCAGTGAACTTCTTATCAAGTTTAGTGTACATCCCGTGTGAGAACTCAATAATAAGTTCGTTGTACCCATATTCATTGCTGTTGATACACGAGACAACTTCTACGATCCTTTCAGCAAGAAGAGCCAACCAGTGCCCATTCAGGTACTCTTCTGCCTTGTTGGGTACGATCTTTTTAGCGTATTTGCCAGAAGAGATAATTGTTAGGGCAATTTTGGGTTTGTATCCTAGAGAAGGGAGATCTGGGTCAGAGGCGCTGACAACTACTCTTGTTACGTTGTGATTGTAAAGTCGGTCACGGTCCATTCTTTTTAACGATCTGTTGATTTCTACTCGATACTGACCACTGGAGTCATTCGCCTGAATCTTATACTTTCTGCCATCATTAATAATCCTCCAGTCCAGCATCATTGGTACTGGTTCATCTGACAGATACTTGTTCTGTGATTCCATAATTGTCTGCCTTCTTTTCTATTTTTTTAGATCTGTTTTTTCTTTGTTTGTTCTTTACTACTGTGTCTTGTTCTGCTTCTTGCCTTACTTGTGACTACTGAGCATTTTGTTCTACTGCTGACAATGTTTTAACCAAAGGAATCATGATGCTGCAGAACTCTTTTGTGCTTGATACAGATGTGCTTGGATTTGGTTCAACACCTGCAATTGTTAAAAGAGAGACAATTAGTGGTTCAAAGGCATCACGAGCAAGAGGACCCATGCTGTCTCTTAAAGAGGAATAAGGGCTTACTTCTGTCTTGATGACTTCTGTGTGGTAGAGTTGCATCGTCTTGTTGACTCTCCTGAACGCATTCCCTGCAAGGAACTGCTTTCTAGTAAGAGAAAGAATGCTCACGTCGTTAGAACTGCTCCCCAGGTGATTGTCCAGCAGTCCCGCGAGCGCCAGAACGTCAGTAACATACGACCTGACTATTCCCATCTGTGGGCACACGCTTGCTACGTCTTGTACTGGATGCATGATCCTGTCTGTGTCGTCAAGGAACACAGATCGCAGTTGTTCCCACTCGTCTACTGAGTCCATAGATACCGCCAGCGACCTGATGACTACTCGCATAGCCAGAACACCAGGGATGGATAACGCCTCGTCAGGAGTTGCCATCATGAGTGCTTCCTGGCACACTCTTACTGCTGATTCTGACAGCAGGTCTGTATCCATGTCCAGGGTCTCGTCTGAGAGGATGCTGGTCATGGTCTTAATGGTTCCAGGACTGAGGAGAGAGTTGCCCAGCAGGATCATTCCAGAGTCATGACTGATGATCCTCTGAATCAGTTCCAACTGCCTGAGAGACATGGGTCTGACACCAGTTGATGAAGATCTGCTCAGCATGATGTCAAGGTTTACGTTCTTTCTGTCAAACCTGCTCATATATCCTGGGACAGGAGTGCTTGGATGGATGATCAGTGATCCGCAAGCACGCATGAGTGAGTGGAATGGTTTAAGGGCGTATAGTGGTTCCTGCCACCTGTTGTTGCTTAGAGCCGCATTAACTGACTCCTGATAGTTCTCTGCAGTGATGTCACCTAGACCTGTGTTCTTGGCATCCTGAATCAGAGTCTTCCCGTCAGGATAGTTAATCCTGTTAGCCATTGCGCTGAGAGCTGCTGACGTCAGGCCAATTTCTCCAGGCTCAATCAGATAGACTGCTTCTGAGACAATACCGATTGTGTGAGAAATGTCATCACCAAGACTAATCTGGTGCCTGCGCTTCTTTTTTGACTTCTTTGTACCCAGATCGATCTCAACTCTGCTGTCATAGTTGTCCACGTGCTCCAGCAGTTCTGTCAGCCGTTCAGCAAACAAAGCAACCCAGTGGTTTATGAGCAGAATATTTGCCCTGTATGGAAAAATCTTGTACTCAGGATCAAAGTCGTCTTCAAGGTAGAAAGAGACCCTGATCTCAGGAATCTTGGAAAGATGTCTCTCTGCCTCGATAGTTACTTCTCGGTCAGTGTCACCAGAATTAGGTCTGGCCCAGTTGCAGGAGATCAGTGTTCTGAAATCAGGAGTGTTTGTATGTACTTTGTAGGAATCACCAGGAGAATCCCATCGAGTAGTCCAGTTTTGATTAAGCGCAGGCATCCTGGCGGAACCTTTCTGTTGTCTCTGTCTCGTTAGATAAGGCGCCCATTGTAGCACGTCCTAGTGTGAGATCTCTGCAAGTAGAGGTTGACAGAATTGCTGCAACAGGGGCTGCGACCAACTCGACAAATACCTGAGATTTTTGTCAGAGTTCCTGCTGAAACACTTCCAGGTACTCCCAGAATGAGTCATCCAGTTCTGTTACCTGGAGTGTACGAGCGTTGACAATGCAACCGTCTGTGGTCGCGTAGTAGTACATGTTGGTCTCGGGGCAAGGTGCATACGCTGGGATGCTCTCAATGAGCCGAGTCCTGTCCTCATCGATCTTGCCCAGGTTCTTCAGGGTGTTGAACAGGCCGGATCCAGGTCCAGTAAAACCAACCTTCTTGAACTCGTTGACGATTTCTGTGGTGTGCTGGCTTGGATCAAACGAGGACCAGAAGTCAATAACATCCTGCATCTCATGAAAGTCAATCTCAGGAGAATCCTTTAGTTGCTCAGAGACCTTGCTCAGATCAGACAGGTTAGTGTTCTTTGTGTTGTTGTTATTCATGGTCAAAACTCCTGTTCCATGTGACAATAAAAGTTAGCACATATTGAACCAGTTTCTTGCTTGTTCAGTCAAGGAGTTGCTGGTGTGAGATTGGTCATTAAAAGGGTACACCGAGAAGGACGTAGTGTGGGCAGCAATCTCTGTGTCGCTCCATCCTTGTGAGCCACTTCACTTGTTTGGATGTTGACTAGTGAGAACAACCTGCCTACACTTGAGTCATCAAAACACATCAGCAACTCACCTGAAAGGGTGCTCATCATGATTTCTCCTCTTCCTGCCATCTCGCTTGTTCTTCCTCTGTTTTCTGGCTTCTCTAAGAAGTCGTCAACTGTCAGTAGGAAGAGCAACTTCAAGCACTATGAGGGCGCTACCCTCGACTGGGAGCCCATGAAGAGCACTTCTGAGCACATTTGCATGTCGCTTGAGCGTTGTCCTTTTGACAAAGGTGTTGACAGCATCAACAAGGGCGAGGGTAAGCACACCTGCATTTCGCCAGATCGTTGCCTGTATGACCACTGATAGCATGTGACCCACTTCACCACTGAACAAGTTGCCTGAACCTTGATGCAGCATGTACACTAGTGTCATCAAGGTTCAGGCAACAAGGCATCTGAACCATTTTGGAAGGATTCATTCATGAGCACCAGCAGCGTCAAGACCCTTGTTCGTATTTCATACGTGCTTTTTGTTCTGGCGGGTCTCTTCGGGGTCGCTGCTATTGTTGGCGGTCACTCCAACGCCTTCATGACTGGCCTGCTGGCTTTGGCTGGGGTGCTGGTTTACGCTCGTGCAGAGCGGATTGCTGCCAAGTAGTAAGTTCCTGAAGCACATCTGAAAGAACTGGAGCAGGGTTTCAAAGCATCCTGCCCCAGTTCTTTTTTTGTATCCTGACTCACATGCTTTCTGCTTGACTCAGATGCATAACCAGTGCTAGTGTTACTTCTGTCAGGTGAGGGAACTTCCAGGCATCTTTGTTTTGTAAGTTCGATGTGTGAGAAGTTGGCCTGGGTTCACAGGTTTCTTCACCTGACATCATCTTTTTTAAACACTCTGACTGCTTGTTTGGTGGTCAGGGTGTTTTTCTTGTTCCCTGTTTTTTGTGTGATGTGGATCACTGGTTTCTGGGTTGTGCTTGGGTCAGACGGTTGCTATGATTATTCCATCAGCCAGGACAAAGAGTTCTGACAACAATAAAAAAAGGAGAACACAATGACTATTCGCAACCTCACTCCTCACGCTCTGAACATCCTTGGTGACGTCGTGTGGCCCGAAGATGGTGGTGACATCCCGATCTCTTACACAACTCTTGCTGTGATTGACAAGGACAAGGAGTTTCCTGCACCTCGGCTCAAAGTTGCACCTCGGCAGTCCAGTGTTGTTGAGATGACTGATGATGGTGTTGAGATTCCTGTCTCAGTGGGGTCTGTCATTCAGCCTGAGTTCTCTGTGCCTCTCCCTCCGGTTCAGGATGGAGTGAAGTATGTCGTCTCATACCACTGCCTTGTTCAGGGAGTGAAGGAGGGACGCAAGGATCTTCTCTCTCCTGGTCGTCTTGCTCGTGATGAGGATGGTAACCCCATTGGCTGTGACGGGTTGACGTCAGCCGTTTGGGTTGACTGACATACCCTAGACCTTAGACGACAACTTCTGTGCTCATGCGGTAGAAACTGAGCACAGAAGTTGTTTGTTTTGCGAGCATCGTCTCTTTGTGAGCGTATGTGTCTTGTTGACTACCCGTCTCACATGATGTAATCTTGGAAGCAAGAACTGTCCATATTCTCACACAAGGATAAACGATGTCTACTGACTTCGACTCAATTGCTACCAGTCAGCGTAAGGCAGTTAGAGTGATGAGCGTCATCTCCGCTCTGATTGCTGTGGCTGTAGGTGCTGGCATTGTTGCTGCTCTTCTGGTTTTTGCTGGGACGACAAAGGGTGTCATCATTCTTTCTGTCGTTGTTGGAGTGATTGCAGCACTGGTCGCAGTTGGTTCACTGGTGTCAGGTTTTATGTTCAACAAGTTTCAGAAGAGCATGTTCTCCTGAACTGGTTATTTCTGGCGTCTATCTGAAAGAGTTTTACTAATGAGAAATTATGCCTTCATAAAGGAAACCGACAGCGACCTTGTGAATGAGTCGTCGCATCTTATTGGTTACAGAGTGAAAGACGTTGCCTTTTCTGACGACATTAATAACAAGTTCCAAATTGCTATTGTTCTTGAGTCAGGTGAGTGCTTCTATATCTGGGTGCTTGAGGAGCCAGATCCGCTCGTCAAGGATCTGATCGGTAGGGTTGTCACTAAAACAGAAGAGGGTAGTGACGACACAATTTTAGTGATTTCTTCTAATGAACACTCTTTTACTATTAATGAAGTATATGAGTATGCCTTCAAGGACAAGTTTTATGGCTATGTCTTTGGAGAAGAATCTTGTGAATGGCCTGATTACTTCATTGAGATACTGGAAGGTTTTTCTCTGACACAAAGCACTCCAGTACGTCACAACTCTAGTATGAGTATCGAGATGGTTGATAAGGATGGAGTTGTTCGTGATGTCACTATTGAAGAGTATGACTATTCCTTGGGATAAACCACATCTACTGTATTTACAATAGATAGGTTATTCTTCGGATTTGTCGTGCCGCTGGTTGTCTGAAACCACTCTACGTGGTCCACCGCAGAAACCCTATGATCTGCGGGGCACATCCTTTTGCTCACCTCCCTCGCAGGAGTAGTGGTGATGTGAGTCTTCTTCTGGTTCTGTGGCGCCTTAGGTGTTGGTCTGTTCTTCGTGCCAGGGTGCTTCAGTGGTTTTATCTGGCACTTCGATCTTCTGATGCGCTTGGTCTTAGTAGCGTGCCGTTTTCTGGTCTCACAAGCCTTCTTATGGTTTACTCTCTGAGCGATGTTCGCTGCAGCGTTCAGGTCTCTGTGGTGAGTAATGCCACATGTGTCACACACTGGACTGCTGTAGTTACTCATATCCAGATCAGACTGACACACGTGACACCTCTTCGAGGTATACGCCGCATTGACCTTCATGACTCGTCCGCCATCGGCCTCAATCATGTCTCTGGTACGCCTGTAGATCTCGCCTCTGAACCAGCGCCCATGCCTCATGGTGTTCTTGATGTGTGACAGGTCCTCAAACGACACAATAGCGTTGTCGTATTTCCAGGAGACGTCCGCTAGTTCCTGAGCAATGAGGATGCTCAGTTCACGTCTTCTGTTGGACAGGTGTTCCCTATGTAACGCGGCTTCCTCAGAGCGGTTCTTCTTCTGCAGAGAAGCGACCTGTACCTTCCCACGCTTAATCTTGTTATTTAAGGATCTGGCGCGCTGACCTAAAAGAGACTTCTCAACAACTTGCTTTTTATCAGTGTCCCAGACTACGTAAGCAGCAGGATTCTTCACACCAACGTCTACTCCGATGACATAGCGCTCAGAGAACTTGGGTCTGCCTGGATCAGTTTTTCCATGAAAGCCAAATACCACACGATTCTGATCATCGATCCAGATGTCAGGCACACCTGGCTCGCAACCCTGCTCCAGCAACTGAGAAGGAGTAGGGAATAATAGTGTAGTCCACTGACCTTGGACGATCATCATCAACTCAATACGCTCTGGAGTAACACTCATCTCTCTGTACTGCTTGTCAGCAGCAGAAAGAGCAAGTCTGGGTTGCATCGAGGCAGGTTTTGACTTGCTGGCGGG